TGAATTAAAACCAATTTTTGTATCTGGCAATATATTAGTTTCTGCTTTTTGTTCAAAAGTACCAAAGGCCTGATTGAAAGGCAAATATGTAGTATTATCTTGTTGTACTGATACATCTGATATTTTTCTTTTATCTTTAATCACCACACCATTCTGTAAATTAACATAATAGTCTCTGGAAAATTCATCTACTACCATTACACTACTTAATACTTGTGTTGTCGCAATAGAACTTAATGCTGAACCAGAACCACCTGTGTTTGATATAGTTGTTGTCTTTGCTGTAGATGTTGTTTTACCACTTGTAGGTATACCAATTGCACCATAAGGTTGCGTTGCTTTATCTAAATCTAATAACCCTTGACCTTGTACATTAACATCATAGTTTGGAATATTTTTATTGGCAGTTTTTAAAACTAATTGTACTAAATTTTCTGGTTTCATATATGGCCACATCTGACTTATAATAGCTACACCACCTGTTACAATAGGAGCAGACATTGAAGTACCTGACATAGAAGTTACTGAACCATTTAAACCTGTACTAAGAGTATAACCCGGTGCTACTAGATAGAAATCTGATACTTTATATTTGTCTAAACAAGTTGTTCCTGACGAATCAAATTGTTGACATATATGACCTGCTTTATTACTCCACGAATACATGTAACCTTGCGTATCAACAGAACCTACAATTAACATTTTACCACCAAGAACTAAATTACCAGAACTGTCAACTTGTGTGGCAAAATAACCAGGATTTGCTGGATATGCTAAACCTTGGTTACCGGCAGCATTTACAATAATCATTCCTTTATCTGTTGCAGGTTTCCATTGAGTAGCGTCTTGTCCATTATAGAATATATTATTCTTATAGTCATATCTTGTATCGGTAGACTTGTAAATACCATTACCCATATTAACCATTTTATTTTTAAATGTTGTATCGTAATTTGAATTAGCACTTAAATTACCTATTGTAGCACCTTGATCTGCAGCCCATGAAAATCCATCGGCAGCATTTGTTAAACTAATAGATGAACCTGTACCAACCTTAACTACAATTGCTTTAGAATCAAAAGCTACACCATGTGTACCTATATCATTTTTAAGAGCAACAATTTCTCCTAATACAAACGTACCATGTCCATTAGTATCATTAATACCTGCGCCTGTGTAATCTTTTGTGGCAATAACTTGACCTTGTAAATCAGTATGTGATGTAAGATAACCTGTATCTGCAACCGCAACTGTTACTCCTTTACCAGTCCAACCTCGTGCATAAGCTTTGTCCGCATTAATAAGTGAATAAGAAGTACTTGTATTAAATTCATTAGTTTTATAAAAATCAGGATTAGAATTGTAACCTACAGTCTTTGTACCTAAATTTGCATCAGTATCAGTATAAGCAATATTAGTAGGTGCTTTAACTACATTTACATTTACAATAACACCTTTGTCGGTTTTAGTTGTTACAAAAGGTTCAGTAGTAATAGAAGCAATAACTACATTAGAGTAAGTTGTTCCGTCTGTTTTTTTATATGTAACTAAATTTGATATCTTTGTATATTTTGGTGTTGTCGTTGTTATTGTAGTAAATCGTGTAGTTGTATTTGTAACATCACCATTAGTAGCCTTAACGGAAGTTACTACATTTTTTGTAGTTGTAACCTTAGTAATTAATGATGTATTTGTTTCCAAGGTAACAGACACCATTCGGGGGCCTGTTGTTATAATAGTATCAGCTAATACCGATAAGGTAGAAGATATTAAAAAGAGTATTATTGCAAAAATTTTCATCATATACCTACCAATATATCAATATATCGTATATAAGTCAACTGTTAAATATTGATTAAATAAAGAAAGAATGGTGTAAAATCAATGACTTATTCGTATTTAAAATCTGGAGTATTACAATATGTCTTTAAATACCATCTTTTAAACTGTGGATCTATTTCCAAGTGTTCATATACTTGTCTGGCACTTAATTGATCTGATCTAATACAATCGGCCAATAACTTATATTGTTCTTTTTTGTTATTTTTTATTTTTTTTGTCATTATGTTTCAATTTCAATATTAGATTTGGATTATTATCTCTTACTATTGTTAATATGTGTCCTTTTTTCATTTTTTTAACAGCGGTTGCTAAATAATCATCTATTTCTATTACCTTTACTTTTTGTTTCATTTTTTTTTATCTTCTAATTGTTTTTTTAAATCTTCTATTTCATCTAACAAGTATTCAAGTTCCTTAGATAATTGTTTAGATAGATTTTTCCATTTTTCTATTTCTATTTCTTTTCTTATTTTTTGTTCTATCATTCTATTCCCCATTTTATATGTTGCCACAATCTATCATAACTATAATATGTAAAGGTTAAAACAAAATTAAAACCTATTGTTGTCCATATTGCATTTGTTAACTCTTGTCCTGTTAATATTAACATTACAAAAGTACACGCAAATATCCAAATTCTATATATCAATGCTTTTACGATACTTCTTTTTCTTGTTATTATCATTAATTTATTGTAGGTTTTTCATCTGGTGTTAGTTCGTCATAAGGTCTTATCTTATCTATAGAATCAGGTATTGAGTTCATCATTCTAACAAAGTCAGAATCATTTAAAGAAGATTTATATAGTCTTAATGCTTGTGCCAATAATGTAGCTGCAACTATTTGTGTTTGTTTCTTTTCAACCAATAGTAGTTTTACTACTTCATTAAATATACTAATATAAACTTCTTTTAATTCTTTATCGTCTTTAGATTCCATTTTCAATTCCTTTTTTATACCAATCTGGCATTACTGCTGGATATTTCCATGTAGCAAAATCTTTTTTTTTCATTATATAATATTTTCTATAACTGGCCACTGCATCGCCTGGTATTTTACACTCATCTGGCATTGCAGGTGTAGGATCTTTTGCGTCTCTTACAGGTAATCTTTTAGGTGCGTCTCTTAATATATCACCTAGTTTTTTTATTGTCATGTGATCTTCTGATTTATTATATCTTAATTTAAATTGTGAGTGTAATGCCATCATGTGTCTATATAACCATACATAGTTATGTAAATTGTACATTACCCATTGTGTACTTGGGTGTTTAACATGACTGGCCAAATATAAAGACTTCTCTAAATTAGAATCAGGATGTAACCATCTTTTTATTTTACGACCATTGGCAGTTTTACCATAATGTTCTACGCCATCTAATACTCTATGTGCTGTTGACAACATTTGTGCTGATTCTATAATCATTTTACATACATGTTTATCGCAAGACATTTCTGCTGCTATGATAGGATCTTTATGTAAATAAAATATGTTCATTTGATTTTATAATGTATTCTTCCATGACCTTTGACTTTACCCCATCTTTTTTGCCAAGCCCAATTTTGAAGTTTTAAACCTATAGTTTCAATTGTACTCAATATATAATCAATCATTAATGTATACCTTTTTTATATTTTTGGCATAATTTTTTCCATACACCAAACCAAAATTTTTGTGCCCATTTAGATTCTGATTTTTCACAGGCTCTATATGCGTTATCTATAAGTTTTTGTTGTAGTTTATTAGTAAGATTTAATTTGGCCATAATATACTATCATAATAACACGTAATTCAAATTTTGTCAAGTACTATTTTTTACTATTCTCGTTCCAGTCGTATATTTGATCTAGTTTAACTTTAATCTCGTCTGCACTTAAACCATCCAATTCTTTAGCACCTATCTTTTGTACTAATGCTTTGTAATCTCTTTCACGTTCTTTTTTTGATTCTTTTTTATCTATTTTTTCAATAAAATCTTTTATTGCATGTGATCTTATTTTACTTTCTAAATCTGTTTCTTTTATAGGTTCTTTTATTATAATAGGTTTTTTAACAATACCATTAATAAGTTCTTTTTCTCTAATAGATACGTTAAATGCTATTAACATTAATACGGCCAATGGGTCAAATACTAATATTAAACATATAATAACCATTCTAACCGCTCTATCTAGGTTACCATCCATACTATCACCATATATTAATTCTGCAACGTATTTAAATGGCCCTATATCTTTATCTATTGCTAATTGATCTTTATCTAGTTTAAGTTTTTGATTTGATAATTCTGTAATTTTTTTAGATGAGTTAGCTATAAGATTATTAGCTCTATTTCTCTCATTCTGTTGTTTCTGTCTTTCAACAAGACCTTTATCTGCATCTTTATCAATTACTTTATCTAATGCTTTGTCTAATTGATCTATAATTTTTTGAGCGCCGTCTATTGATTTCTTTTCACTATCTATTTGTCTCTCAACGTTTTTAACTAGTAATCTATTACCAGTATTTGGTGTAGCCTGATCTAAATGTGCTTTTGATAAGAAACCAAATATTCCCACTGATGTTATAAACATAAGCATTAATACTGCTGATGTCAAGTACATTCTTATTGAATTTGGTAATAGTTGTAAATTCCAATTTCTATACAACCATGATACGGTTACAAGTTTTGCTATCTCTAATGTAATACCCATTGTTACAACTGCCCAATAGGCACCTGCGAATAGTGCCGCTAATCCCATAATAGAATAGGCAGCACCTATAATAGATACAGCAATACCAGATAAAAATAATAGTATAGTTAACATATTAATTAGTGATTGAGTTTATCAATATCCTCTGGCGTTGGTAACTTTGGAGTTCTAATTTTTTTGACATCAACATCTCCTGCACCAAGAGCTTTTAGAAATAATCTTGTTTCATTTTTTGCTCTCTGCATAAAAAAATCATGTGCCATTTTTGATACAGTTACTTCGTGTAAAAATTGTTTTATTTCATCTTTTGAAGATTTATCTAAACCCGATTTAAATCCTAAATGATAAGTTAGACCTACAACACCTGCTGTCATAACGAAAAATAATAGTTCGTTCATCTTTTAATAACTACCTTTCCGTCTTGTCTTAGTTTTTTTATTATATTTATAACTTGTTGGTCGTAGTCTTTTGTGGTACTCCAACTGTCAAGTCCACGTGCTAATGCAATAGAATCAGGTTTACTCCATAATCTATTTTGACTATCTCGTATTTTTCTAAATTCAGAATATGCAGCTTTGGTATTTAAAATCGTAATATAATCTCTAACGGAAGAACATTTACTATGATAAGATTTAACTCTCCAAGATAGAGTTTCATTATACCCTGCTGGTAACATGCCTTTGTCTCTGTTCCAAATTCTTATTCCAAACAGATTATTTCCTTCTTTAGCAAATCTACTTGTGCCTGCATTACTTTCTATTATGGCTTGTGCAATAATAAGTTCATCAGGTATCTGTTCGTTTTTATGTAATTCTAAATTTAGGTATGCGATACACTTTTGCATTGTTTTAATAAAAATCTCATCACTATAAGTTTCTATTTTTGGTTCTGCAAAACCGATTTCTTTGGCCCATTTAATAGTTTTATCTACGGCCTTTTCTTCTAAGTTATGTTGAGATATAAAGTTAGGATAAAACGTACCTATACCAAAACCAATTAATGTAATACCAATAATGGCCATTATCTGTCTTGTATGATATTTAATTTTACGTGGCCACTTATATCTGATGTACCAATACCAAGGTCTGGATTTCATATAATTATATAATTAAAATACTCGTTTACTTACAATGTATGAAAAGTAGTGTTTTGGTTCATTCAATTCACTAATTTGAGCATTAACATCATTAATCTTTATTTTCTTTTGTAAGAAAATTAGTCTATAATCGTTTAAATACTTTTTCATAGTATTAAATATTTCTTCTGATTCTTTACTAGAGAAATTATTTAAAACATCTTCTTGGAAATTACCTTCATAATAAACGATTTGCTCGCCTCGTCTCCTATTTTTGGTAAAATCTTCTATTGATTTAATAGAATTTAGAATAGATGATTTAAGATATTCATCTTTAAACTTTTTTGTTATCACTTGTGTCATTATATATCCTTCAGTTGTTTATATTTTTTATAACTTTAAACCAACGTATTTAAGTTTAGGTTGAAAACTATAAAATAGTTTGTTGTGGGCACCTGTATCATTTACATGTGTAAATTGATATAGATGTACCATTTCGTGGGCCAAGGTGTCCAAGAAATCTTTTTTACTTTCGTATTGTTTATCCATTTCCAATACAATAATCTGTGTACCTTTTCTTTTCCAGTCAATAGTAACTACTTGACCTAAACAATTCTGTCTTTTAAGTTCTTTAATTAGTATGTCGTTAAATGGTGGTAATTTGTTATTGAAGATACCTTTATTCAACATTTTGAAATATTTTTTTATATCTTTATATGTGGTTATATATTTAGTTTTTGAAGATAACAATGGCATAAGTTTTTTTTTAATTGTCAAAACTTTCTGTTTTGTTATCTGTTCCATATACCACCACTATTTACAATCGTCCTGTATTTTTGTATCTTTTAGTAAACTGCATTTATATGATTTATCTGCTTCAAGTCTTAGTTCTGCGGCCGCTTTATCTAATATAGCGGGTAAGTACTTCTGCAATATATTAATACTATCAAGAGCGAACAAATGAGCCACTCGTGCCAGTTCTTGTTCCATCAATTTAGAAGCATCAATCGGTTGGCCTGATACCTTTTGTGTAATAACATGGCCTATAACAGCCGTATTATACTCACTAGCCTTTAAAGAGTTCATTGTACAGGTTAAAAACCCATATAATGAGATAGCCAGTATTGATATAAAAATTAAAAACTTCTTCATATATTTATCTTTCTGTTGATTTGTTAGTTAAATGTTGCAAATTGTGTATGTTCTGGAGCATCTACATCACAATTTCTATTACATAATTCAAGGTAATACAAATCACAATAATGTTCATATTCTTGTTTATTAAACAATTTTTTATAATCTTCAATTTTAGAAGTTACTTTTTTAATTTCTTTTTGAAGATTATCTGTTTGTTTTTTATTATGACACTTATAATTGTTTATTTTCATACGGTATTTTAATAACTCAAAACACTCATTTATATTTTTTAGATTTATACTCATAATATTATTTTTGTATTATATGTTTAAGGTCTTTTAACATTTTTTTATATAATGTTTGCACTGATGTGCGACATAGATTACATCTATCAGCTATTTCTCTATCAGATTTATTAAGTAAAATTTTACTTTTTAAAATAAAAATATTTCTATCTAATATTTCTTGATTTGTTATATATGCTCTCTCAAAATTTCTTATGATAGGATAAGAAAAAGTTAAATCTTTATACATTTTGGAAATAAAATATTTTTTATATTTTTTTACAATATTATCAAAAGTAAATTTTTTATCATCTAAGTAATCATTCATTTCATTATATTCGTTAGAATCATCAATTAAATAATCTTCAAAGTTTTTTATATTTGTTATATATTTCATTATATCATTATATGGTTGTTAATATTACATGTTAACAATGAAAAGCAACAACAAAACGAAAGAGATGTGAGAATGAATAAACTCACAAAACAAAAACTAATCATTGTTAACATAGGTATAATATAACATTTAAATATGTCTATTACAAGCTTTATTTTGATTATTTTAAAAGAAATATGATAATAAAATCAATGACTTAATAGGATGTTGCAAATATACAACACCCTATTATTGACTATTTACGTAAAAAATCGTCATTCCAGTTAAAAGCTTCTTTAACTGCGTTCTCAGTTAAGCCTTTATAAACTAGATTTAATTTTTTATCTTTGATATTAATTAAAACTTCAGCGTCATCTTTATGTAATGCTTCTAGCATTTGTATAAAAAGAGTTTCTTTTTTAATTTTAGGTATTGTGCTTCCACCTTTAATGAAAAGATAAAGTTTTCTTACTTCATCCAATAAAGAGGTATGATCTGTTCCTGCTGGAGCTTCATTTGCCATATATGGCGGAATTCCTTCAGGTACGTCAAAAACGATTTTAGGATCAAAAGCAGCTTTAAGTATCTGTCTTAAACCTTGACTATCGTGTTTTCTTAATACTTCAATTTTTAAAGGTTTGTCTTTTGCGTTATTTACTTGTGTAAATATTTCGTGTGCTAAAGGTCTAGCGTTAGTGGCCGTACGAGCCGTTGCTGCCATTCCTTTTTTACTCATTAAGCTAGAATGTCTAGCTTGTTCTGTTTCTGCCATAATTATTCACTCCAATATTCGAATATTAAAAATCACCAATGTTGCTCATTAACGATTTTAGTTTGTGTTCTATAAAATAAGGTAACAGTTTGGACCTGCTAGGTACTTTATAGTTCGTATAGTTATTTATAATAGTTCTCTCTAGCTCTTCTGGTATGCAAGAAAGGTCTATTAATCTCTTATTTCTCTCGTAGTATTTACTTGTTTCACTGCCAACAGGTATGTTACTAACGTTGGCAAATTCTTCAAGTCTTTTCTTATTAATAGGTCTTTGTTTCTCACCTGTTAAAAAGATATCATCTGGACTTAATATATTAGGAATACCGTCTGAACGGTCTCCTTTTATAATCTGTTCATGTAAAAAGTTCTTAGCATCTATGCCCACACCAACAAATACCTTTTGTATAGGACTATATTGTTTAACATTAGGTTTTGATTGTAGTTGTATAAAATCTTTATCTCCACTTATAATCATAATAGGTTCATTATTATGTTTTACTAAAGTAGCGATAATATCATCTGCTTCGGCCTTTTCTATATACATCATTACATACGGAAAATTTTCTGCAATTTCGTTTTTGATTTCTGTAATACAATTGAATATATTATCCCAATCTGTGGCTGAATCTACACGTCCTTTTCTGCGAGCGTGTTTATAATTAGGGTAAATATCTCTACGCCAAGGGTCGCCTGCATCAGCACATAATACCATAGTGCCATATTGTTCTTTAAATTTTAAATTAAATCCTCTTAACGAATTAATGACCATATATCTTACCATTTCTTTATTAGGTTTAATATCAGCGTTACCTCTGGTCTGTGCCATAAGGTTTGATATTAAAACTTGATTAAGATCAATTAGAATCATTTTGTTCTTTTTGTTTTAAATATTCTTGTTGTTCTATTTCACGTTTTTTTTGCAAAACGGATCTTATCTTATCGGCTTTAATTTGTCTCTTATCTACTTCTAATGGATCGTCTATTTCTTTGATAGAAATTAGTTTAGCACTCATAAAGTTTTTTACTCTATTTGAGGCATCTTGCTCCGTATCTGAATAAAACCAAGATTTTAATTCTTTGCCATTCTCCAGAACACACTCAAATTCCCATGCCTTATTCATTGTGTTCAAATACGACTGTTTCATCTCCCATTACTTCATTGTAACTGGTAGTTTTAAATATAAAGTGTTTTCCGTATTCTTTACCTTTTTTACCTTGTTCATTAGCATATTTTGCCACAGCTTCTACTACATTATAACCAGCATTTAAACCGCCACCCTCACCATATTCTTCATTTATTTCTTGTGAGTATGATTCTCTATCTGTTAATGAATTAATTTTCTTTTCAACTATAAACCCGTTTTTGAATTTTCTTTTTACTTCGTATGCCATAAATCTCCTTGTTATTTAATGATAGAGGCGAGCGTTATATATTTCTCGCCTCCATCTTTTAACTAATTACGCATTGTAAGCGTATGAAGTACCGTATAGTTTTTTGATACCAGCAGCGATGATCGCTTTTGATGGTGCACCAAGTCTATAGAAAGTACCTTGAGCAGTTTTGTTAATATAAATCATATTACCAGCTGCTCTTAATTTATCTACCATAGCTCTTGGCGATGTTAGATCAAATTTAGTTCTTAAAGTTTTCCATGATACTGATTTCCCAGTTTCTAGTAACTCTAATACTCTTTGTGTTTTTGAAGTCTTGCCACTTGCAAGAGCTCTTTTTAATGTTTTTAACATTATATTTTCTCCTTGTTTTCAATTGCTATTTTACAACCTGCGAAGGCGATTCTATTAAGAATTTCCATAAATTTATTTCTCCCAATCATCTGGTGTATCAAAGTCTGCATCAAAATCTGTCCATCCATCATTAGTTCGTTTAATTTCATCTTTAAAATCTTTACTAAACGGTTTATGAGGTTTGTGTTTTTCATCTATAACTGTACTATAATCTATTGATGCAATGGGACCAAATCTACTCATATTAACATGTACTATTTTATCTGCCAATTTTTGAGCTGGATGTTGAACATCAAAATCTCTGTAAATTAACCCTCTCATCATATCTACTAATAAAGCTAAGTCTTTTGTAAACTCTGGTTTTTCTGTTAATATAGCCATTTCTACAAATTTTCTTAACATCATTAAAGCAATCTCATCTACACTTCCCTCAACAAATTCTTTAGTGCTTTCTTGTCTGATTTTTTCCGTTGCTATTGGATCTTGTTTTGCAGTTCCTTTATTGACAATTCTATCGGTTGGAAATAGTATTACTTTATTTTCATTACTCATTAAGTTTTTAATCTTGTAACTTTACCTTCAAAATCTACTAAACCTTTATCGTGTAGATATTCAACTAATTGATTATACCCACCAATTAAGTCTCCATTGATCTTAATTTGTGGCATTGATCTAACATTTTTACCTATATCTTCATATAATGCTTCAGTTGAAATAAAATCTTCAAACTTTTTTTCATTGTAATTAAGGCCAAGGTTTTTTAATAACAACTTAGCCTTATCACAATATACACAATTATTTTTAGAATATACTAAAATATTAGATATATCACTCATTAGTTAGCTTTGTTTTCAACGTTCTTAACAGTTTCTTTGAACGCCGCATCAGCTTTTTCTTTTAACTTATAAGAGTTAGCAACTTCTTCAATATTATAGTGATACATTTTATTATATTCACCTAAAGGAAGTTTTAAACCAACCCATGCTCTATAGTAACCTTGATTTGTTGCTGTTACTTCTTGTGCAAATACTTCATAACCTCTAACAGGTGTATTTTGTATTACATTCACTAAAGTTGATTCAACTTGTGATACTATAGTTTTAGTTTCTGATTTACCTAATTCAGTTATAAACTGTTTAGATTGTTTGTTCATTTCACCTTTGATAACATCAGCGATATCCGCTTTTGCTAACATTTTTGCTTTTTCAATAGCAAGGTTTAAATCAGGCGATACAGCGGTACCTGCACCAAATAAACATACTTTGTCTGTACCTTTGGACTCTATAGAGTTAAGATTACAAACTTCTTTTTGTTTGATTTGATTCATATACCAAGCAGGAACTATGTCTATAGTTTTTTCTTTTTCTGCTTTAATTTCATAGGTTTGATTTAACCCGGTATTAGCACAAGCGCCTAGCAACATGCTAAGTATTGTGATCGTTACTATTCTTTTCATCATATTATTTCACACTCCTATTTACATCATATACTATTTCTTCGGCTTTGTCAAGTCCTTTTCTAATTGTTTTAAAAAAGTCTTTAAAAGATACGTTAAACACTAGCATATATAAAAGTGTAGCGATTATAATGTTCTTAAACATTATTGTACTCTCCATTCACCGTCCTTGTTTAGGCACGTCTTTCCGAACGATTTAAAGGCGTGATCTGGTCTACTATAATATCGGCAATATTCAGGTGCCGATACGTCTCTATAATAGAATTGTGCAAACATTTCCCAATAGCTAGGTGTAATTAAACCTTTTCTACCGTCAGCACACTCCAAAATTTCTTTTTTAACAACACTATCTACTTCTTGTGTAATCTTTACTGATACATAACAGTTTTGATTAGCACTCTCTTTAGGTGTAATAGTTCTACTTAATTCATAAGTTTGTTTATTATTCAAATCATCTATATCTTTTACCACTTTATTATATAAAGCATTATCGTGTTGTTTTTCTTCTTCGGTCATTTCAACTTTAGGCATAACAAACGTTTCATTTGCTCTTACTTTTGAAATACCTACTTGTAAAACAAAATAGATTAACAATATTACTAAAAAATACTTTCTTACATTAGGTATCACTCTTTTTAGTCTCCAAGAATATACTAATTGTTGTTTAGGTAATAATGATATAATAAAAGAAATAAGACCTCTTATCATATATAATAATGTATCTAATAACTCTATTGCGTAAGGTTTTAAAAATTGACCAGTCATAATTAAATATTTAATTGTTAACTTTTGAATTGTAATATACCACATAACACTATTACTAATACAACTATACAAAATACCACAACACTTTTTTCAGATGGTATTATTATAGGTTGTTTTCCTTTATTGTTATTCTGAACCATATTTTATTATATTTTTAGACCAATCTTTATCAAAAGCATCATATTCATCATAAATTAATGGCTCTTTGTTTTCAAGTTTTTCTAAAGTATCTCTTAATTCATAGAGTTCGTTTTCTAAACTTCTAAGAGGACTAAATTCTAGTTCTTCTATTATTACTTTTTCTCTTTCTTTTAAGAGATTAATTTGTTCTTTGTCTAAGGACATCTTTTTCTACCCACTTCCCATCTGGTGTCTGACAAGCAGTACCAAATTCTACGTTTCTATTAATACCACCAATACCAATTAATGGCCATTGATTTGTAATATCTACTGTTGATTCATAATCTTTGCACTTAATTGGGCCTTCCATATAAGTTGAATATGTCTTTATACTACCTGAATTATTGGTAGCTTCGTTATGCCAATTAGTATAAGATGAAGATGAACCTTTATTTAAATGATCTACGAATACTGCTGTATGTACATCATAATCTGATTTATACATTACATCAGCCCCCACTAAAGCACCAGTAACGGCACATGTAGCTGCAATAATAGGGTTATCTGTAAATTGTAAACAAGCGGCTGTCGTAGTTACTGCACCAAGAGTGGCACCTGTGTAACTACGATTATTAGCACACTGATTAACAAACAAAAGTACTAAGAGTAAACTAAATATTCGCAAGTTTTTCATCTTCTAATTCAGCTTCTTCTTCCCACATTTTTTGTTGGAATGATTTACCAAATACTGACATATAAAAATAATCTCTAGGAGATTCACTTTCATAAGCTTTCAATAGTTCTTCAAAATTAACATCTAAATTATCGTATGTCATTGGATTAACAGATTTGTTTTTGATATGATCTTTAAAGAATTGAATACGGTTTACGTAAATATCAATTTCTCTATCTTCTAATTTTTTTTTTGTGGACAAAGCAATGTCTTTTTCTTTGGCGTCTCTAAACTCTCTAAAGAGAGTATCTTTATCATAAGTTATCATAATATATATTTTTTAGTTAAGTTAGTCTTACTGTATAAGGTAATACTTTTTTGTGTCAATTGCAAGCCTAAAATCAAAGAAATAAGTATTTAAAAACAATGACTTCAAGTTATTGATTTATATAGCTATTTAAAATATGACTCAATAACGTCATTTACCACGTGTTCGTATTTCCATCCTAGCCATACCCCAACGATTAATCCCAAAATAAACCAAATCATTTTTTACCTTTTGTTTTCATTGAAGTTTTACCATTCTCATCTTTATATAATGTATATGATTTTTTACCATCAAAGTAATAACCATCTACAGTTTTTTTATTTCTTTTTTTCTTATCTACATCTTTAAACAAGTCTTTATTTGTCATATTTTTCTTCCCATAGTTTTAAAGTCTGTACTATCTACAACCTGATATGCCCCTTTGTTGTAAGCAATACCTATTGTTTTACCAGCTGGCAACTTTGTTGCATATATACGTTTATACGTGTCGCCTACTATTCTATCACTTGTTGGTATAGAATCTTTTGTTTTGTAATCAGGTATATCAAAACCTTTATGGTTACTAATTACTCTACCTTTATTATTTAACTTTAAACCTAATGACTTCAACCATTTACGGTATTGTGTCATGGCCAGTTCTAATTTTTGTTTATTTGTTAAGATCATTTTTTATTGTAGTTTTCCCCATATAATTCACCCATTCTTCAACCGTCATACCTTTAGAATTAACGTGTGTTTGTTTTTTATAATTAAATCCTTTTGTATCAATTCCTTTTACTGTAAATTCTATAGAATTAGTATTAGAATTGGCGTTTAATATTACTCCTTTATTCATTTTTATAGTTCTATCACACATATTATTTACCGTATTTACTTTCAGTTTCTAATTGTAATTGTATATCAATATCCGATTCTGCTTTATCCACATCTTCTTGTAATGTATCTCTAAACTTAACAGCAATAACTCTAGCTGCTTCTGGATCTTGATGGTCTATTTCATTAATAATTTGATTGAGTATCTCAATCTGTATTAGTTCAATGTTTGTCATTATATAGTCTCCTTGTTGTTAATAATTTTTTAAAGTTTTTTTAATAGTATTAAGATTCTTTATCATTCTACTACAAGTTCTTTTCATACTTTGTAATATAAAAATACATTGTACCATACTTAATAGATAAATTGCAAAACAAAATCCAATTAAAATATCTGTGATTACCATATTATACTGCCTCCGCATATTTGTCAAGCATAACTTCGTCTTGATCGTTTTCATCATTGATAACTATACCAAGATGTTCTTCTGTTTGATCATCAAAACCAGTATCATAATAATCCAATTCTAATTGATCTGAATCTTCTTTAATTAAATTTCTTACATTATCACTAGTAATACCACCGTATTCTAAAGCAAGGTCTCTTGCTTGATTAGCATCTTTAGCTTTAACAAAATAAGCAACTTGTACAACGTAATCTTGTACAACTCTATAAACACTTTTACCAAGATCCTCTTTATTTAAATATATCATAATTAACCTCTACTTTCCATTACCCATTCATAGGCAATATCATCATAATCCATATTTGTAATTAATTCAATATTTTCAATTTTACTTAACATATCTGATGCTTGAGATTGTGTTATTTTATTATTAAGTAACAAGTCTTTAATAACGTCAGCTTGTTTTTCTACAACTTCTATTGCGTAGTCTTTTGTTTTCATATTATAGTCCTTTAGTTCAATTTATACATATAAGGTATCATACTGAAATACTTAATACAAGCGTTATTTTACGTTTTTTAAAAGAAATATGTGTTTATATTCAATAACTTATTATTATAATTGTTCACGTTTTGTTCTAATGAAGGTAATGAACGAATTATCTCCAATGATTTTTAACCCATTCTTGATTTGATTCATGAGGGTCGGGTTTGCCATGAAAGACGGCAATCTTTGAACTCTTATCTTCCTCATAAGTTTGTTCCGAGATATGAAATCTAGGGTTTTCTCTACTATACCATTTGTATGAAAATGACCATTCGTCTGGATATATTTTCAATATATCTTTATCACGTATGATATCTGTAATAACTTGTTGATCGTTATGATAATTATTATAGTGATCTTGCCATTCTATATAATTTTTCCATATAATATAGGCCGTATCATTATTCCATTTCATTATACTGGAATTGTATTCATTAAATTCTCTTTCAAAATCATTTATTATACAAAATGAATTATCTTCTCCGTAGGTAGCAAAACAATCAATATTTTTTGTAATGACTATATCTATATCAAAATATAGGTTTACACCTTGAAGTCCAATATCAGTATTAAATAATTGTAATTTATTCCACCAACCCTTATAACCTTTTAATGGTAAGTCTTTATAAATGATGTCTCCATAAACATGATCAAACATATTAGTATGATCCGTAAAACAATAAAACTTATGAGGTACAGTCAAATGCCTTTGCACCATATTATATAATTTTTGAACGTAATCTCTAGTGTATTTGTTACCATAAAAAACACAACAAACATTTATCATAATGTACTATGGCCAGCCTTTGCAATATAATAAGCATCTATTATATCTGTTACTGGATTGTTTAATGTAGGTATATCAAATGTTTTCATCATGTTTGTACCAGTATCGGTAGTAAACTGTTCATACATCTTTTGTTTATCTGCGTTACCTTTACCTGTGGCAAACTTCTTAATAACACTTGGTACTAATATCTTATAATCATATTGTTTTAATCTATACTTTAATATACCACCATTCTCTGCAATTTGAAATACAGCCTGACCTTTACTTCCAAAAGAATACCCTTCTATAAAGATTTGTGGATTCTCTAATTTGTTTATGATAGATAATGCCCAAGTGGATAGATTGGCAAATCGTTCTATAGGATTAATGTACTCTGTATGTTCGGTACCTAGTATGTTCTTCATCATATTACCAATATGTTTTTTCTTACTAGTTAAATAGTAAAAATAACAATCTTCAAACTTAAAACTACCATTACTGACACAAATTGCTGGTGAATTTAAACTAAAATCAATTCCAACTATCGTTATCTTCATTTTCAACCTCAATCTCATCTTGTTGATCATCATAAGGTTGATCATCAACTTCATGCCCACAAAATGGACATGTTGTAGGATCTAGTTCCGTTTTTTCGTTATCCCATACAAGGATATATTTTGTTTTACAGTCATCACACTTTTTAGGAAGTTTAGTATTCATTATAGTTTAAATTTCTTAAATTGATCTTTCTTAACATCTTGTTTAATACCACCAATAACATAACTTTCAATTTCAGTTTCTTGTGGTGCATTTTGCATTGATTTACTATTCAACCAATGATCTACCCATGGTAATGGATTTATCTTAGTATCATACTTAGGTTCTAATCCAATGGCCTTCATTCTACGATTTGCTGTGTACTCTACAAATTGATGCAATAGTTTTTCTGATAAACCTATCATAGAACCTTGTGAGAACAAATAAGTTGCCCATTGCTTTTCTGATTTAACAGCATCATCATACATCTTATATACTTCTGCGTCTGTATCTTTAATAACCTTTAACATTACTTTATCGTTTTCAACGTCTTTATAGTTATTAATAATTCTTTGCGATACGGCCAGATGTTGACTTTCATCTCTTGCAATTAATGAAATTATCTTTGCTGAACCTTCTAATAGTTTTAATTCACCAAAAGCAAAACTACATGCAAACGATACATAAAATCTTAATCCTTCCAATATGTTTACTGTAATCAATGCCAACCATAATTTTTTCTTTAACTCATACATATCAACTTTATCCGGATTCAAGTGATACTTGTAACCCATTTCTATTAAATCATCATAACATTTAGTTACAGATTCAGCACGTTCTTCAATCTTCTTATCTTCTATAATTGTGTCAAAGATTTCACTTGGATTTGCATATAGATTTTTAATAATGTATGTATATGATCTGCTGTGTATTGTTTCCATAAAATCCCACGTTACAATACAACCCTCTAATTCGGGTAAAGAACAAAACGGTAAAAATGCCAAACAAGGTCCACGTCCTTGTACGCTATCTAACATTGTTTGGTATTTTAAATTAGAAGTAAATATATTTTTTTGTTCTGGTCTTAATTCTTGGTAATCATTACGGTCTTTTTGTAACGATACTTCTTCTGGTCTCCAAAAGAAACCTAATTGTTGTTGTGTTAATTTATCAAATATAGGATACCTAAATGTATCATACCTTTGAACGGCCAAGTCATCACCAAAAAACATTTGTGCTTTGGTAAAGTCTAAACCTTTTGCTTTATTAAATACTGATTTATTCATATTTTCCTTTTATTATATAGTACAGGATTCACAATCTTCCTGTGTTGTTGCTACTTCATTTATATCTACATCAGGCACGTTATCTTTGAATCCAACTGAATGTGCCGGTTCATCTAAATCTTTCTTACCATCATAAGTATTTTGATAGTAAGAGGTTTTCCAACCATACTTATACGTTGTTAATAAGTCGTTTATCATTACTGATAAAGGTACTTGTCCTGTATCATAATTCTCAGGATTATAAGACCAGTTACCACTAATAGCCTGATCAAAATACTTCTGCATTACTGATACTATGTTTATATAACCTTCATTAGATTTCATATCCCACAGTAAAGTATAAAAGTTTTTCATAGTATTATAACTTGGAACAACTTGTTTTAATGGCCCTTTCTTAGACTTCTTAACTGATAAGTAATCTCTAGGTGGTTCTATACCATTTGTTTCATTAGATACAACACTTGAAGATTCTGATGGCATTTGAGCTGAGAGTGTGCTATGTCGAAGGCCATGCTCAACAATATCCTTCCTCAATTTTTCCCAATTAAATGATAGTTTTCTAGTTACTATTTCATCCACCTCTTTTTTGTAGGTATCAATTGGTAAGATACCATCAGAATATTTTGTACGATTAAAGTATTCACACTTACCTTTTTCTTTTGCAAGTGTATTACTTGCTTTTAAAAGATAATATTGGAATGCTTCTGTTAATTCATCTACTAATTTCCACGCACCTTTTTCATGGTACATTAATTTGTTTTTTGCTAGATAGTGTGCTAGACCAATATAACCTATGCCTAAACTTCTTCTGGCCTTAGTTGATACTTCTGCTGCTTTAACTGGATATTCTTGGTGATCTATAATTTCATCTAACGATCTTACTGATAAATCACATAACTGTTCTAATTCTTCATAATCTCTTAATATACCTAAATTGATTGCTGATAATATACATAATGCAACCT